CGTAGAGGTCATCGAAGTTTTCGTGGACAGCCCCAAGCAATCCTTGAAGGATGACATAAGTTGGATCAAACGTCTTTTCGCCATCAATCTCAACCTGAGTATCTCGAGTTGCATATGCACGGACAGCAAAGCCATCCTCGTCTTCATTCTCATCTTCTAAAGGCTCCAAGACAATGTAGTACCGTCCCTTCAGTAAGCCGGCTTGCTCGAGGGCAATCAATTTGTCTTCATCTAAGATTAAGTCTGTCATGCTTTCTTCTCCAACCACTCCAGTGGTATTGCCCCATCCGCCCAGAGGATACCTTGCTTGTCACACCAAGATCCATAGGTAGTCTTACTAGAACGGTTTAACTTATTGGATGCTCTCAAGAAAAGCATACGTATGTCAAGAAACATATTTTGCTTAATCACCAACAACATCTTCTGTCTGTCCGCAGGGCTAAAAAACCCCTTAGCCTCAACGTATATATCTTGTTCCGGAAGATAAAAGTCCGGTGTGTATATCTTAAGTTTTGGTTGGTACGAAATCTTCTTTGACTCGTACTCAAACTTAACCTCTTGTTCTGCAAGATATTTTGCAACACTGAGCTCGTAGTCTGAGCGAAACTTGTGCCGTTGTGGTTTACTCATAAGTTGACAAGTCCCTGTATCGATTGAGAAATTCTATCATGCAATTTAGGAGTTGTATTCCCGATTTGCAGGAGTGCGTGAGAGTATTCATCTCCGGGAAATATTACGACACGTCCTTGGCGTACGACATTTGCAATACTTATCAACTCATCCGTAGATTTTTTACCGTCGCGCTCCCATGTTTCGTGCCCTAAAGGTTGACCGAAGTGTTGCCACATAGTCAACGGCAAGCACCTCTCAAAGTTACGTGCCCATCTAACCCACGGGTCACCGCCTCTCTTGTCAGCGGCTTCGATGTAAACTGCGTAAGCTCCCTCATTCAGGTAGAGAAGCTGACGGTCCACTTTCTGCGTCATCAGAAGGGGCATTCTTGTCCTCCACTACAATACGACGCAAGGTCGCGAGACCATCCGCCTTGATTCCCAATCCGTAGTCGGCACAGTCAAGTTGGCAAAAAACCTTACCACGCTTGTACGTCATATCACCGACTTGGTAGATTGTTGCGTACTGCACTTCCTCTAAAGCCGGTCGTAGCTCATCGATAACCATCGTGTTATGTCGCTCCACATCTTTCATGATGCGGTCTTTGAGCTTGATAATCTTTCCCTGTAGCTCAACTACTTTCTTGATGTCCGCAGTCTTCATAGTTCCTTAACCTTTAATGTGTGGTACCAGACGACAGGCTTGTTCTTTGCTCGAGAGGTTACCTTCTCGTGCTGTACAGCCTTCGGCCAGCAGTGCTTACGATAACCGCAGAACGTACAGTTCTTAGCCAAGAGTTTATTTCCGGTAACAATCCTTTCACCCTGCAAAGTAAAGGCTTCATCAACGGGCTCTATCGGCGGCTTCTTGTATTTAAAGTTAGACATCAAGGCTTCAACAACTTTACCAGCTTCTGAGATGTAATGATCTCGATCTTCCGTCTGGTCGTCCGGGGCTTGCACAAACTGGATCTCTCCACTGGATTTATCCACCACAATCCACCCGCCGAAGTCTTTTCCCTTGGATTCTGCGTACAGGTGTCCCTGCATGAGATAACCGAAGGGGTCGTCTTCTTTAAGATTGTCGTAACCTTTTGCAAACTTCTGTGTGTAGGAGTAGGGGCTGGCTGACTTTACGTCCCAGACCTTCTCTCCGTCCACAGGATCGTCGATAATTAAATCGAGGGTACCTTGTACGTGCTCACCTCCTACGTCGAGCTCACACCTTCCCTGTGCCTCTACGATCTTTACACCAGCACCTTTTAGGATAGCCATCACGGCACACTCCACAAGATCACCGATTAAAAAACGTAGGATAGCGTTGTACGTCATCTCCTCGTCTTTACCATCACGTCCATGTATCTGCTGACAGAGGGGACGTCCTAACCCACTCATACGTATCCGCCATTCCGGATTACGGTCAAACTGTTTTTCGAGTGCCTCGCGACAGTCCTGTGCAAACTCCTCAAGCACAGAAGGGGAAAGCGACGCTTCCCCCCTCGTTGCCGCTTGAAGGAAGTTCTTAACTTGAACTTCCGCCAGCATTAGTTAAAGTCCGCCGCTAAATCAACTTCCTCATCTTTAGCTTTCGCCTTAACAGCCTCCTTGTGTTGTTCGAGGATGTTTGAGTTGGACGCCTTAACTGTCTCGAGGAACATGGTCATAGTCTCCATTGACGCATCATCCATCGGGATAGTTTCTTTTTGCGTAAACACAGGGGTGAAGTAAGTCACACTGCCCATCTTGTTACGCTTCGTAGTGAGATCAAACACCACCTCATTCATGAGAGTGTTGCGGCCCAACCGCTCGATTGCCTCACGTGCAGGGCGGAAACCAGAACGCTTGAAGTAGGTCATGACTGGGTAGTTTTCAATCTTAACCTCTGTGCCCTCTGCTGTCTTACCAGTCATCGTGATCAAGGCGTAGAACACCTGATTACAAGTAGCGAGACGTGAAGCCAGTGTCCTAGGGTGCTTTTCTCCTAACTCGTCCTCCTCTGACTTTGATAAGCGGCCACACTTGTTTGTGCCTGTGGTGTCTGGAAATTGGAAGTCCAAAGATGGTGCCTGAACAGAACGCGAGGCGAACTTACCTTCTTCCTGATCCCACACACTCCACTCATACGTACGTACTAACGGACGGAACTCCACGCTATCTGCGTACACAAATTCGCCATCGTAGTACACTTTCCACGCACCTTTCTTGAGAGATTGACCATCGTCAGTCTCAGTGTCGTAGTTAATGTTGAGGCGTGACAGTCCTGTCTTAGGAGTGTCCTCCGCCGCTTGCCCTGACAGTTTCATCAGACCTTCACGGTCTCCCGCCTTCACTGCCGCCATCATGCCATCGAAGGCATTATCCATTACGTTCAATTCGCCCATTACGCTCTCCTTAGTTCGCGTAGACAACTTCGGTGTCCAACCAGTTGGACCCCATCTTACACTCAACAGAGATTGGCATATCATACTCAACACCATATCTCCGTCGACACTCTTCGGGAAGAGACATCATTGCCTCAACCACCAGATTAGTACAAGTATCCTCCTCTCCGGGGAATACGTCAAGTACTATACTATCATGAACTGTGTTACATATCACACTTTTTAATTCTTTAGATTTCATAGACTTGTGTAACTTTACTAAGGCTATTGGTAGGAGATCCCCTGTTGCAAACCCCTGCACAGGGTAGTTACAGATGGCTGTCCGGTTGGTCGCCGTCCCCCAGTCTGTCCACGTCGTACCGGGAAATGCGTACTGTCTTCCCGATGGTAGTGTGATGAATCCCTTCTCAACAGCGTCGCTCTGTAGTCTGTCGTGCCACGCAGTCACCCCCGCGTATTTGTCCTTGAACGTACGGTAGTACCTCTGCTGATCAGGAGTACCTGTCGTTCCCCCGTAGAGCGGCTTAAAAGTATGAGCCTTAGCGTCTTGCCGTGAGCATCCGATAATTTCAGCAGTGACAGTGTGTACATCTGTTTTGTTCTCCACGTCGTGATATACCTGCGGGTCGTTTGCTAGGAATCCTGCGACTCGGAATTCGAGTTGTCCGTAATCAGCTTCGAGTATTTGCCCTCCTTCAAAACGAGAGACCATTGCCCGCCGGATAGCGAATGTAGAACCACGGGGCATATTCTGGAAGTTGGGGTTACGAGAACTGAGTCGTCCGGTAGCCGTGACACATTGCATGAAATCTGGGTGTACGATGTTATCCCTGTCTTTGTTGTTTTTGAGTCCTTCAACGAAAGTAGAGAGGTAAGTGCGTAGTGCATTGTATCTGGAGTAGCTCTCTGCAAACTCTCGGGCGGTACCAGAAAGTTCATCGAGGCGTTCTCTAAGTGTTTCATGGTCTGTCTTGAATCCGGCGGCGGCTGTGTCCCACGCATCTCGGGGAATGATTTTAAAGCCCGCCACTTCTTTAGTCGGTGCATAAATTA